GTTGATGTTAACGGCATACGTGGTTGCAGCGACGTCGGTCGCATCACCTTGAGTGGAGGCATTAGGATTACTTAACATACTAATAGGTGACCAAGAAATTCCATCAGTCGAAGTTAACAATGCAGCACCACCTTGATTTGAATAACGATTACCTATGATGTATTTTGATCCATCCCAGATTACACAACTTGGTCCAGTGCCATTGAATGCCAATGGCAATACTACTGCATCCCAAGTAATGCCGTCCGTTGATGACTGAACACCGTCTGGGCTAACTGCCAAATAATGACCATCTGTCACACATACCTGCGATGTTAGATCAGCAAGTCCAGTTGTGCCAATGTGCTCTACCCAAATTTTACCCTCTGTTGATGTAGCAACTCGTTTACCCATATTGTAGGCAAGGAACTTACTACCATCCCATCCAACAAACTTAAATGCTGGTGTTGGGTCCCAATCTGGATCAGTAGTAACCGCAGTGTTGAGTTTAACTCGTGTCCAATCTTTGCCGTCATCACTCCAATACACAAAATCGTTTGCTGAGTTGATCGCAACAAAACGTGATCCGTTATTGCAGATTTGTCTAATCGCAATCGCATCACGGTATGTATTGATGAAGTGAGGGCCAACGTGACCGAATACGGTATTATTGCTGAACGGTGTAGCGTTAGGGTTATTGTAAACTGATACACCAAAGATGATTAATTCTGTAGAACCACCGCCGAATGGAATGGTATTCCCAACCGTGCCTGTCGCAACATCCAATACTTTGGCTTTATTGTTTGATGTTGTAGAAACAGTATGCTCAGGTGTTACCAGAACTACCTTTGTTGAAGTAGGTTTGAACGGATCAAATCCAGAGAATGGATCAGTCTCACCAGCAGCCCAGGTGCTTGTTACAGATGTGTTGCCACTACCATTGCACGGGCGAGGATCTTCAACTCTATAATCAGCATCACTAATAGTAGATCCGCCTGGAATAGGGTTAACCACTACGTTAGCATACACTGCTGGAACCACTGTGTTTACCGTGCCATTAAAGCCAGAAACACCATTATTTTCATTGATTCTATGCCAGACGGACCACGATTGTGCGTCTAAATTGCCACCTGTGTAAGTGGCAGTGGCATAGTATGCTGAAATCTGTGTATTTGCATCAAACTTATCAGTCTTTGATTCATCGTAGTAAGGCTTCTGAGAGAAACTACTTACTGTAGGGAATGTGTAGAAATTCTGTATGTGACCACGAACAGATGCAGTTAAGTTAGCCGCGTGATTGATAATGTTCGTAGACCGCATTTGTGAGTGAGTAGCACCAGAGAATACAAGATAATCGTGTGTAAAGATACCAGCACGTGAGCCGCTACCTTCGTTGGCAGTTGGTCCAAACAAGCAAGGGAATACTTGACCATTCAACGTCACAGTATTTGTTATTGGGGTAACATTGGGTGTTGTGTTGGCTTTAATTTCCTGAGCATCAATAATGATTGTATTTGTGCCAGGATCAGCACCTAAGATAATCTTCAAGTAACCATCACCTGTGTCCATACCAGGACCAGCCTTGAAGTTAATCGTTGACCCATTACTATTTGTTGCTGCTACGTTACCCTCTGATTTAACAGTAGAGAAGCCAGGAGTGATGTTGGCTTGAGGACCGTCTGCCTTAACTGAATCAGTGATCGCTTTTGCTGTATTAGAACTTAGCCCAAACACAGACATAATGTCAGCATTACCAGATAAGATACCACCACTACCAAACCAGTTTAGTTTAGATGCAAGGTAAGCAGCCATCAAACCAAGCGACATACCGCCAACCACTGCACCAGTGCTATCAGTTACAGGTGTTTGGTATGGGATAAGATTAGGAACTTGAGTATAAGTGTAAGGCGTTGCTGCGGATGGTGGACTAAACTTACTTGATCCACTTGCGTTTGCTGCTCTTACCTTAAAGTAATAAGTGCCACTTGATAGCAATACAGTCTTAAAGACAGGTGTTGCTCCAATAGTGTATGGGCCACTGTTCTCTGCTCGCATTGTGCCAAGCATTGTGTATTTGCGATTGTTATCAACTGGGTCTGCATCTTTTGTATACCAGAACTCCATCTCTGTAACCACACCAGTAGGCACAACGCCAGTAATGGAAATACTTGGTTGTGACGAAATAGTTGTCGTATCAACACCAGGTGCTGCTGGTGTAGCAATAGGACTCAGCGATGGTAACGAATGGCCAACGCCAGTGCTTGGTATAAAGGTGCTAATGTCGCTAACTGTAAACACGTCAGCATTGTATGATAAGCCCGTGATCTCTACAGTAAGTTGACCAGCATCTGACTCTGTTTTCTTAACACGGATTACCTTAAACAGTTTACTGGACCAACCGTAGACTGAGTTAGTTAAGCCAAACACATCACCAATCTGAACATTGTATTTGCTATAGTCAGTGTTGAAGGTAACGAGCAAGTCTTCACGAGACTGACGTAAGTCTAAGTTAGCAAGGACAGATGCTTGCACTAAATTGTTAGTCAACTCGTGTGTGAGTTGATACATATTAGGTGTTTCGTTCTGATTCAGATCAGCATCAGGTAAGTTAACGCGAACATAGTTAAACTGATCCTTCAGCACAGCATAAGGGAACTGAACTTCAATTTGGTTGTAGTATGAATCTAAGTTACTTGAAGTAAGATTGATCTGGCCAATGATGTTGCTATCGTTGAAGTCTAATGTCTTACTTGTTGGCTTGTTCATTAACACAGCCCACTTGCCAGTGCTTACATCGTAACTAATGTTAGATCCAGCAGTAGCAGCGATCTTTTCCATATTGGTTAAGACTGCTTCTGTAGTGCGAATTAAGCCATTGATTCTATAGCGTGGTTGTGCAGGGTTAGTGCCGTATGTTACTGACTCATCGCTGTATGAGTTCAATGCAGCAATCGTTGATAGGTCAACCGCTGCTTCTGTTAACCCAGCACCATACATTTCGTTTGTTGCATAATCAATAAGCACGTCACCTGGCTTATTCATTGTATTACGAACGTGGAACTTGATTTGTGGTATTGTGTGAGCACCCTTACTTGGATCATAGTTCATCTTCACTACAGCAAAGATGTAATTCTCCATCGTATAAGTGTTGTCCCAACCAGGCAAATAAGAGTATGCTGCTGGTGGGACTGTTCCAGCGATAGGTGTAGTTGTGCCAGTGACGCAAGGTAACATTGGTGAATTGCTATCACCTTGGTATAGGTAAATGCCTACTAAATTATGTAGGTTAGTGTCTTGCACACCAGTATCATCTGTGGTATAGTCAACGGTCGTGCCGTCTGCCATAAACGTTACTTTCTGATTGCTAATGTAGATGTCATCAATAGTGATGCTCGACATCGTGCGTGATGCAGGAGTGCTTGGATTGGTAGAGTAAATGTCACCAGTCTTTTCACATAGCGTAAGCACAGCAAACATTTCTTTATTTGCATTCGTTAACTGAACATCAGTAATGGTTCCAGCAAAGTAGGAATCACCGTATGCTACTGGTGTTTTGTTGTCAGTTGCGGGGCTGATTTGTTGGCGTGAGCCGCGTGGTGTTGACGATGACGATGATCCGGCCGCATTGTCCTGATTATTTTGAAGTAACTTACTAATGCCAAGACCAATTGCTATACGTGCTAATGCCGCACCAAAGCCTTCTCCACCGAGCCAACTAAAGATTGAACCAACCGCTTCTAACCATCCCATAATCTATTATCCTTTATTTTGTGACTGTATTGATCGCAGTCTGTCCAGGTGTTGCTGATGTTGCTGAACTTGGAGTAGTTCCGCCAAAGTCAAAGATTGTATCAGCAATAACGCCAACTCTATCCATACTATGATCACCTGGAAACCAATAATTCTGATCTGCTTGGTTAGTTCTACGTCCTGATACTTTGTGCTTGAGCACCGACATAATAGAACTACAAACTAACGATGCAGTCATAGTTACTGATTGTTTTGCACCATCTGCCCAATCTTCATTGAACGTAAAGTTATTTACGACACCCGTAAATTCATTTACTGGGTTGCCAGAGGTAGCGATAAATTGCCCATTGGTATCAAAGAATGCTCTGCGAATTTCAACAGGGCTTCCTTTGACTGGGTTAGCGACAATGTCTGCAATGTAGTTATTACCAATGCCAGACAAGGTAATGGTAACATCTCCGTTAGATGCTTTAACGTCTTGTGCAATCTGCGATACACCAAGTAAGTTACCAACTGCTGGGTATGTATAAGACACACCGTCAGACTCAGTGATAGCGAAAGGCACTTGGTGCGAACTCATACGGATTATCACAGGTGCACCAGACTCCATTACAGTCATCTTCACAAACGTAGATTGTTGGACGGCTGTCTTGGTTGTAAGATCCAATGCTGTTGACATTATGCTAATTCCTCAAAGAATACGAACGACCCAGACCACTTAACGCAACGGTCGTATGGATCAATCTTCCATTCAGGAAACTGTGTGCAAACAATCTTGAATGCACAATTAGACCCAACTATTACTGCCCCTGATCCTGATGCATCAAGCACTGGACGATTTAATGTAATAGACGATCCTGTGGTTGCTGCTGAGTAAACTCTTGCGTTGGCACCAAACTGAATCAAGTCACCTGATGTTAGTGTGCCACCGCTAAGTGTTAATGCATCTGACCCTAATGTCCAAGTCGCTGATGTTGGTGGTGTAGTTGATTGAGTCCCAAACAAATAAGCAAGCCCAGCATTATTACCAAACGTTATAGTTCCTGTTGTGAACCTATCTGCTTTGTCCAATGCTTCTATGTATGGGCGTGCCTTCTCCCAAGTTATACCTTGCGATGGAGTAACAGTAAATCTCCAAATTTGACCGCCACGTGATACTGAACGAACAGTCTGGTCACGGGCTACTGTTTGTGCTACTACTGCACGTTTATTGATTGATAGATCAACTGCGTTGTCTATAACCCATTGAAATACTGATGCTGTCATTTATTATGCTCCTCCAGGCAACATTCTTTGCCCACGTTGTGATACTGCGTAGATGAAACTTGGGTCAGCAGCGATCATAGCCTGGAATGATTTGGCATCTACTGCGTTTATGTTGTAAGTCACATTAGTCGCTGCACTACCATTGCTTGGACCAACCCTTGCTGGACCTTGCACTAACTCAGGACGAACTTCACCTACTACACCTACTTGGCCTGCAGGAATGTCACCACCTGATGCGTGGAATAAACTTCCAATCTGACCCCAAATACTTCCGCCTCCACCGCCACTACCTGATGTAATGTTGGCAAATAGACGTTGCACATCTGACTTCATAAGAGCAACAACCATATCTTGTAATAGGCTGTTCCAGTTTACTTTACCAGTGCGGACCATTTGTTCAAATACTGACTCGAAACTCTTCTCGAATGTGTTAAACATTTCTGATGCACGAGTTGCTTCGTTAGATGCGTTGTCAGCAAAGTCCTTCCACGCCTTAGTCCAACCAGTATCAAACTGACGTGACTTATCAATCAAGTCTTGTGTTGCTTGTTTTGCAGGTTCCCAATCTGCTGTGATGGTAGCCTTCATTGGTGCAATTTCTTCGTCTGTAAGTTTGCGACCTAACTGTGCTTCCTTGATCTTAATAAGTCCATCAAGTTGAGCATTAACTTGCTTCTTGATGTTGTTTAACTTCTTCTCGTCGTTAGTCATTGTTAGTTCGTCCATCGCCAGTCTTATGTCGTTGACTTCCTTAGATACCTTCAACTGATCTTCCATAATGTAGCGACGTGCTTTTTCACTATTCTCTGCACCAACTAATTCACCCTTCAACTTAGCCATCTCTGATGTTTGGTCAATGATGAGTTGTTTTTGTTTTGTTAACTCTGCTATCTGAGTAGAGTTCTTACCCTTCTCACGCGAGTTTGCTGCCTCAACTTGTAGGCGTTTAATTTCACCTTCAATGCGAAGCACTTCTGTTTTCTTCTTAACGTCTGTGTCAAACTCTTGTAACTTAGCAGCACGAACTTCATCGCTTGCACTAACTAAACTAAGTTCAAGTTTTAATCTCTCAGCAGCAAGAGTATTGTTTTGCTGCATCTGTGCTGTCTGATTTCTAATGCTTTGTGCGGCCGCAGCACTTGGGTTAAGATCGTGTTCGCCTGGGTTAAGAACAGTAGTCTTTGGCTTACCTGTTTCACCCTTCAATGATGCTTCCAATTTCTTTTGCATCTCTTGCTGATCTTTAATCATCTTATCAGTCATCTCTTTAGTCTTGGCTTCTGCTTCGCCTGCTGTAGAGTCTGTAATGCCAAAGAAGTCGCTGATAAAGTTTGCTCCAGAGTGATCTGATTTATCACCACCCCAAATACCGTGCTTCTCACCAAATGTTGCTTGGTAGACTGCCCATAGTGAACCTGCCGCTGCGATGAATGCCCCGATTGGGCCTACTGCCGCTACTACTGCGGTTCTTACACCAAGCATTGCACCAGCAAATCCTGTAGCGGCGACTGATGCACCACCCATAACAGGGACTGACGCGGCGGTAATGCCTGTTGCCACGCCTGTTGCTTCTGCTAATGCACCCTTAGCAACTACTAAACGCCAGGTTGTTCTTTCCAATGTAGCAGTAGCAATAGATGCTTCTGCTTCTGTGGTTGCGTATGTTAAGTTGGCTCTTGCTTCAGCGACCGATGCTTCATAACTTGCTACCTTAGCAGTCAACGCCCGCATTTTAACCGCAGCATTTTCCATAACTGCGGCGGAGTTAACCTCTAACGAACCCGCTTCAAGTTTAGCACCTGCTGATCCTAACCCAAACGCACCCGCTAATCCAACAACCGCATCCTTGATAGAGTTGATTGCGACTAATGTTCCAGCACCAGCAAACAATGCCATAATAGCAAGTAAGCCCATTGCTGTGCGTTTTGCACCGTCTGTCCCTTCAATGAATGGTTGTATCCACTCAAGAGCAGGTTTAAGCAATAGTAGGAACTCGTTCCTTACCAGTTGAGTCTTTGCAGCAAGTTCGTCTAAGATAATTTTAGCAGACTCTGTTGCGGTTGCTGCTTCCTTTTGTGAACCAGCAAACCTATCAATGTTACCTGCTAAGTCTCCCCAGTCAGTCATCTTTGCTGCTTTGCCCATTAACTCTGATGCAAGTTGAGCACGGCGAGCAGGATCTTCCATTGCTGCTAATGAGTGAGCAATTTTACTGAATGCTTCGTCAGGTGACATCTTGCGTAAGTCGTTCATAGATATACCAAGCCTGCTAAACGAATCACGAAGTGTTGTATTGCCATCACTTGCATCTTGTGCAGCAACGTTCATCTTCTGAATCATACCAGCAACGTCTTGTGCTGATTTACCAGCCAAAGCACCTGCTAATTGTAACTCCATCATTGACTGAGTGGTGATACCGATCGAGTTGCCCAACTCAACCATCATAGCACCACCTTCCATTGTTGACTTAAGAAATTCTAATAAGCCAATGCCAACTATAGCAGCACCAAGACTTTCCATCTTGGATTTAACTTGCTCTGCTGCCTTTGCTAAATTCTCAAACATTTCTTTATTGTGTTTGAGTCCAGCATCAACCTTCTGCGAGAAATCTACAGCCTTTTTCTGTGCTGCATCTAACTTGCCTGTGTATTGTGAGTCGTCTAAGACCAGTGCTACGCCAATGTCTGCCATAAGTTTATCCTTTTTTACCCCAACGTTTAATGTAATCTGCCACTAACTTGTTGATATAGTTTATCGTTGGTTGTGACATACCGTTAGGTGCTTGATCTGATCCACGCATCTGTCCGTCGCGAAATCCCCTTCCAGCATCCAATACAGGAGCATAAGGGTAATGAGCGTTAATGACAGATGTGTAGTTGTTATTTTCAAGATCAGTATTTGCTCGGGCGTTACCAGTGCGGATAGGCGTGATGTCGCGGAAGTAACGATAGGCTGGCTCCATTACTTCTCGTTTTAGTTGCTTCGCTTTTTTGAACTTAGCAAATAATCCTGACATATCGACTTGCGTCATTTGTTTTTAACCTTATCCATCATAGCCTGCATCTGGTCTATACTTAACTTAGGGGGAGGAGGACGACCTGTCTCCGCAATGGTTCTCTGATAATTCAGGTAACTATCTGCAACATCCATTATCCTGAAGTCTAATACTGTTGCTCTTTCAAGCACTTCGCTTGGTAACTTACCGTAGCGTTGTGCCATCCTATCAAGAGTAACGGCCATCCCGACTTCATTAGACTCTGGACTTAATTCCTCCCCTGTGATTTTCCCAATTCAATTACTATCTTATTTACTACCTGCATCAAAAGTGTTGGCGGCATAGTCATACCGTCACGTAACACCTTCTTGCCATCTTCATCCAGGATAACGTCTTTAAGAACGCTAACCATATTGTCTTTGCCGTCCGTTGACAACTGGAATTGCATAAACACGTCAAGAGGCATCGGGAGCATTGTATAGAAATCCAATGGCTCTCCGTATTCTTTTACGGTTGTTTCGTCGTCAAGGGTGAGTTTTGTTAGTGCTGGTTTGCTAACTAAGTCTGTGAGTTTCATCTGTAAATCTCCTTATCTGTTGAACTCGATGCTACCTATCCAATGCTTTTTGCTTTAAGTCGTTTATTAGGACTAATGCAAAAGATAGTCTGTTTTGAATCTTGTGTATGTCTTGCTGAGCACACCGTATCTCATTACTCGACTTAGCCATCTCGGCAAGTAGCGAGTCGAGAATCTCTGCGTCAGTCTTGTTGTTGAGAACTTCCATATCTTCAAACCTCCATATAGTATTTATACATAGAAAGACAGGGCCACTAAGGACCCTGTTTCCAATTGCTTTAGGTTAAATTAAAGCGTGTCACCAGTCTTGATTACGAACTCGCCGTCTACAACTAATGTAAGCGGAGTCGACCATACTGGTTGTTCAGCAGCGATTGTAGGGGCCAACTGAGTAATGTAACCAACGCCACTGATAGTGTCGCCTTGTCCATCGCCTGTTGGGCTATCCATACGAACCTTGAACGCCAAGTAAGACTTGTTGCTCTGAGCAGATAAGATACCTGCTTTTGCTAATGAACCTGCTGTAGCAGCCGAATCACCAAAGAATGTAGTGCGGTCTACAACAACATCTGTTACCAGGCTGTTTGTCGAAACCGTTGCCACAACCTTCTTAGCACGACTGTCTAATTGGGCCCACTCGTAAGTGCCGTTGCTTGTATTTACAGTTAACTTCTGAATTGCTGGGATGCTGATCTTGCCAGCAGATAGAACTACGCTACCTGTTGTGATCGTAGCATTTGCTTGAAAGTCGAGTTCAACTACGACTTGAGCATTCGCTACTCCCGGTGTTGGATTTAAGTATGCCATCTTGAATTTTCCTTTTAAGTTAAGATTTGCAGTCTGGTTAGACTAAAGATTATGCGGTAACTCTCATTGTTTTTTCTGTATAACTGCTCTACCGTGTATTCCCTCTTAAAGTATCCCACGAATATTGCGTTGTCCACAAACTCTGAAACTGCATTCAAGAACTTGTCAACGTTGTAGTTAAGTTGTCCTTGAATAAGATACATTTCCAGTCTGTCGGTTACATCGTATGTGCTGCCACTTGTTGCTAAGGTAACGCCGTTTGCCCTGCGATCTTCTTGGTAGAATCTCGCAACATACAGTCCTTCTGACGTGCCGAGTTCATCAGTTGGAAATTCAGTAAAGACTTCCAAATCCAATCCTGCTTTCGCAAATTGGCTTACTAATGTTGACGCAACAACGTCTGTCTGAACTAAAGGCATTAGAAGTATCTCCTATCTTCGCTGTAATAATTGATGTCCATATCGTTATTCTCTTCAATCTTGCTGATCATACCGTCGCTGTTCACATCATAGAAATGTGAAGCCTGCATACAGTCGTTCCAGCGTGATTGAAATCTTTCACGAGCGATTTCCCAATTAAACTTATCCTTCTCATTAATGTTAGCATTATCGTTTACCAATGTTTCGTAGAACTTGGCTACAACAAGGTAGGTCTCAAGTTCAATCATCCATTGATTGGTTTTCACTAAATTCTCTGGTTTGAAACCAGTAATAAGTTGCCCATTTGCACCAACTGACCACAACGTTGTTCTCGCTGCTTTAGTAATGTATGTAGGCCACCACGCTTCTTCTAACATCAACAAAATCTCAATCGTTGCTTTTGGAAGCATTACGTTTTGAAGTTGTGAGTCTTGATCACCTTTGAACACTTGTTCCATACGACGATAACCCGCAGGGCTGTAGTATTGCACTTCTGCAACATCAGCCGTAGACACACGTAGATTTAGATCAATTATGTCTTGAGGTTTTAAGAATGATGCTATCGCCATTTGTTAGTCTCCAAATTGCAGGGAAGTATTTAGTTTCCCTGCTTCTTTTTTATTACGCAATGTTGATTGCTAAACCACGAGCCTTGCTACCAACGCCAGAACCAAGTAAACCTGTTCCTGTCAATGAGTAGAATGCTGGGTTAGGCATTTCACGTAACTTCATAGTTAAGCCTGCAACCATAACCGTGTAAAGTGCTTGAGGACCAAATGCACCACCAACCTTCACTGCGGCAGCAGATCCACCAAGAGTAGCACGACTGTCGCTCGACAAGAATGTCGTGAACTTGATCGTTGCACCATTGAAGTTGCGGATCATACCAGTTGTCTGCAATTCGTTACCTGCTGCTGACAATGCACCAACGCCCATTGCACCCGATGCACCAACTGAAGCGACGTTAGTCAACTCAGCAAGCAAACGGCTTTCTTCCACTGGGGAAAGAACGATCAATGGAGCACCTGAGTTACGAGACAGACGCCATTTCTTGATTACCAAGTTAATGAGGCCAACCACTGTGTTAGCGGAAGTTGCTTCGTGACCAGTTAGCGTTGCACCAGCGGCTGCTAATTCAACAGCACCGATTTCTTTAACGCGGTCAAAACCGTCACCGTAGTTAACGGTAACTGAACCAACTGTGTTACCAACAGTATAGTTCGTGTCGCCAGTCGTAGCCTTGAAGCCTTGGAAAGCCTTCAATACACGTTGGTCAACCTTCTCAGCATAAGCCTTAGCCATATCTGAACCTAAGCCAGCAGCAAAGTCGAAACTCGTAACTTCATCATAGAATGAAGAGAACGTAGTTTGTGCCAAGCAAGGCGTAGCAGTAATAGATGCGGAATCCATAACTGGGTTTTGTGATAACAAAGTCATACCGTCGCCAGTAGAGTCATCATAGTCACCGAAACTTACAGGAGCAAGTTGTGGGACGCGGAAAGTAACACCTTGTTGAGGCGTTACGATGTTGGTATCTTGAACGATACCTAAATTTTCGTGCAATACTTCGATTGCGAAGTTGGCAATAGTTTTTTCAAACGCACTTGCTTCTCCATTAGAACCACCGATTACATAAGACATTGAAATTCTCCTTTAATAGATTGTGTTTGTCTTTACCCAAGAGTCCGTCTAACTACACTAACGCCGATCCCTTTCGATCCTTTGGCACCGTGCCCGTTTGCTGTCTTCCACGCTTTCCAGCCTTCTGGATCTGTGGCAGCATCGGGCATATCGCCACCTGGAGCAGTGCTGCTGAACCCAAACTTTGTTCCTGTTCCGGTTCGAGGTTGTTCAACCGCTAATTTAGGACGACTCTTTAATATCTCTTGTGCAAGTTTGTCCAGTGTATAAGCATCACCATTATTGTCAAGTTTAACACTTCCATCCTTGCCCTTCACGTAGAAACTACCATCAGTATCAAATGCGATCTGTTGCTCGAATAAATTTGATGCTAAGTCCAGGTATTGCGGATCGAAACCCGATTTAACTGCCGCATCTTTTATCTGGCTCTGAAGTGATGTCTTACGAACAATCGTATCCTTCTCTTCAAGTTTAGAGTTTAACGCCTGAATCATCTGACGTAATTCTGCCATCTCGCTATTTGCTTTGTTGCTGGTTGCTTCTTTCTTTGGTTGTTCGTTACCACCGTTTTGTCCTGTTGACTGTGCTTTAAGCAATGTTTCAACAAACGAAGCAGCATCTCGAGTGCTACCAAATTGTTGACCTGTTACTTTCGCTAATACATCAAGAACTTCTTTTTGCCCTGCCTTACGAACTGCTCCGAGATTGGGCGTTTGCTGACCTTCACCATTATTGGTTGTGTCTGCTGCTTGGTTATCGGAACCACCGGTGTTTTCATCTGACATTTAAGTCTCCTTTAGTTGTTAGGGGCACAACCCCAGTTATAGTTATTTATGCGTTACAGGGAACCAGTAACTGCCTTATTCATATTGTTAGTCTGTGCATAGGTTGCATTCACTTGAACGGCATCAGAACTCATCGCACCTGACATTGGTTGTTTGGAATCACCCTCACTACCATCGTCATTATCGTTTATTTCATCGTCTGCTGGAGCGACATCATTGACCGCTAACTTTGCTGCACCAACTAACTCTAAGTATTTTGTAAGCATATCAGGTGGAGCAATAAGTCTAATAACTTCTTGGTCGATGATACCTTGGATGACAGGATTCATTGACAATGCTTTTGCTTGTTGAAGCAATGCTAACTTGAATTGTGTATCACGTGCTTCATAGTCGCTATTGTATTCAACATCACCACACCACTCTATGCCCATCATATAGCATACGAGAGTAAGAATGTTTTGCTCAACCTTCTCTAATGCTCTTGCTCGCGTTTGGGCTTTCTTGTGTAGAGATTTGCGTTCTTCAACGATGCTGATTCCGCTCTGGACTTGTTCAGCAACTGCACGAGTGCCTCCTCTACCCGTGTATCCATCGAAGGAGGTAATGAGCGAGGCTTGTTGTTCACGGATTTGCTGAACATCCATAACTGGAATAGCGTGAACTTCCATACAGTCTTTAGCACCGTGAACGATACCGCCACCGCCAGCAGGAACTTTAATACCACTATCCACACGGATAATAGGCTTGCTGAAACGAATTGAGTCATATGCTTCTGCCTCTAAGCGTAACCATTCGCGTTGCATATCTGCCACGTCGGTAAGATCACTGATTCCGATAATGTTGTTTTGAATGTCCTTAACAGGCATAACTTGCACTGCTGGGATTGGATAGTCTGCTGGGAACTCATACACTTCTTCTGGTTCAACAGTAGCAACTGATGCAGTTCCACCTACAGTAGGCACAACGTATAATGTTGCAGTAGTAGGAATTGTTGGGATAGTTTCACCTTCATCTGTGACTCCACCAACTGTTCCACGCTCCCAAACTTTAATACGCTTGCATTGATCATCTTGATACTCTACTACCTTAAGGTAGGTTAAAGTGGAGATGCCATCTTCGTTAAACACCTTCCAGTCTAATACGTGCTGAGCAGGTATAAGAGTAAGGTAAGGACGGTTGTTAACATTTACTTCCTCAGGTAGATCAACAAATACCCAAGCCCATCCTTCAACTGCCGCAACAGTTGCGGTATGTTCCATAAAGTCTGAGAACTCGTTGTCTTGTAAGTCTGCGTTTTCAAGGAAGTCTTCAAACCAAGGTGGTGCAGCAAGTGATTGCCCGTTTTGAGTAACGAATGCTAATTCACGATTTGGCTTTTGGTCAAAGATAATGTCAATGAGTTCTGTGATCATTGACTTGCAGATTGGGAGTGATGCTACATTGTTTAGTTTGTCTTGGTAAAGTGCTGGGCTTTCGCTTGGCTTCTTTAACAATACAATCCGCTTAAATTGTGTGCCACCTTCATATGCATTACGCATTAGATTGAGTTGGTTCATAATAGTCGCCATTAGCGGACTTGGCTTTAATAGGTCGTTGACGATCATCTTAATTTCCTTGGTGTCATTGTTTATTTATGTGTTTTCTGTTAGACCCAATACTCATCTTCAGGTTGCACTTGACTCATCATCTCTTCAACGATAGATTGTGCGGTTGGTAGACCAGTTTTAGTATCATACTCGTAATTGTCAATGTATTCTTGTCCAGGCATCTTATAGTGCCTACTATCGCTATCAATATACATTGACTGCTCTTGTTGTTCGTGCATCATTGGGAACAGATAATGAATGCCGTAACGCAAACAGTCACCTAAGCCGTCGATGTGCATAAACTTTGCCTCTTTATACTTCACTAATGCTTTGCGAGCACCATCTTCATAGTGATAGGTCTCAATAGCATCTATAAGTTTTTGCTCTCCATAAGGAACAGACAATCTTCCTTGTGCTATAAAGGCATTGGAACTGTTGTCTGAGTCGCTGATGAGTGGATTGGACTTTGCATTGTTGATGATACGGAATCCGTAACTCTCAAGTAATGTTCTGTCTGTAATACCAAACGCCGATGTAGTATCGCGGTTAAGTTGAGAACCTGATACGTCCATAATAGAATTGATTTTACGTTTAGAGAAATCTTTGCGGATGATTTGTGCTAACTGTTCTGTTGAGCAATCCTGTATGGCATAACTCTTGAGAACTTCAATCTTACCTTGCTTGGTTCGTATGTCACCAATAACTTGAGCAACAATTGCCGTCATACACTTCTTGTTAAAGTCGTGGAAGGAATAGAGATCACGTTTGCGGTCAAGTATATCTAACTTGATGTAATCCTTTTTCCAGGTGTAGTAGAACTGATCCTCAACTGATCCCCAATCGCACTCTAAGTCCTTCTTAAACTTGAGTGGTGATAACAAATACTTTTGTTCGTCGATCCACTTCTTAGATTGCACACGCATCTGTTTATAGTTCTTGTGTATAACTACCCAGCGATCAGGATTGAGTGCTGCAACTTCGTAGATACTGTGAAATGCATTCTTACCCTCTGGTGTAGAGATAAGGATCATTCGTCCTTGAGAGTCTGCTTCTCCAGGGACAGGGCGAATTCGGTTAGACAACTCTTGTAGAGATTCCTCACTAAATTCGGCTGCTTCATCAGCCATAATAAGACCTGCGTTAATTCCCTTGAGTCCAGTTTCTGCAGAGACACAATGGATTCTGATACCAGATCTAAACGTGATGATCTTCTTCGAGTTGTTGATGTCTTTTTCATCTTCTAATCCCCAATCCTCTATACAGGCTTTCTTTAGTGGTGCCCAAATGATACGCTCAAGCATTGGGTAGGTTGGTGCAACATACAGTATGTCACGACCCTTATGCATTGCTGGTGATGTTGCTGCGATAGGCAATAGTAAACAAGCAAGGAAACTCTTTCCAGAGCCAACAGGTAGGACTGCAATCACGTTTTTATCCGTGTTATACATTGCATCCCAAACTTCTGTTTGAGCACCAAATAGAGTTATGTTCTTGCTAATCAATTAAAGATTACCTCGTGTGTTGATGGTGATAAATGTTTAACTCTCATACCATACTTTTCAAATAAACGGTCAAGACTCTGATACGAGTGCATTGCTATATGTCCATTACGTGGTGATAGATACCAACAGTCTTTGGGTTGATCGTTGTTTACTAATGTTGATATTAGGATCTTACCGCCTGGGACTAACCAGTTGATACATTCAACTGCAATTTTGTGTGGCTCTATTGTATGCTCAAAGACTTCAAACGAAGTAACTAAGTCAAACCTACCCGGGAAGTCTTTACCAATGCCATACTTAGAGAATGGATCGTAACTTGTAATCGCTTGATAACCCTTCTCACGCATAGATTTTTCTAAGTGACCTAACCCTGATCCGTAATCAAGTATTGATATGTTGACGTCGTGTTTTAAGTAATGATCCAGCCAATGTGCATCACGCTTTGCTCTTGTGCCATCATACTCTGGATCAGACAATCCATACTCATCGTTGTAGATGAACTCTAAGTAGTCCTCTGGTGTCCAGTCATCATACTGGATTGTTTGCAGGAAACCGCAGGATGTGCATTTATAGTAGTGAATAGGAACCTGTCCAAGAATAAGAGTCGCATTGTTGCACGACTTATTACTGTCAACAGTGGTCCACAATTCAGTGGATGAATTGCATACTTTACACTTCATTTGATTCCTCGCTGTATCCTGTTGGCCATTCAATCTCGTAAATTTCATACCGTTGACCAGGCACTTTTAATTTTTCTATGAGCACTTGCTGCTCTGCTAACTGTCTCGTTGACCACAGTCCGGTGCTTTGTAGGTCCAGACTGTTTTGCATAAACTGAAACTTATTACCTATAATCGTTAGCAAAGCATACTGAGTTAGATACTTAGGCTTAGGTAGTGGCTTAGCCATTACTTTGTTTCTTTATACTGTGCCATAAATGCAGAGATACCTGCTTTGTCTTTGAAATCAAACCAGGTAATACCATTCTTATCGCACCAGTCTCCATTCGTTGACTTAGCACCCTTATACAGTAAATCACTTGGACGCATAAAGACAATTGCTAATGTGACGTCAGGATGTTGCCTGACTATAGCGAGAGTCTTTGTTCTATCTTGTGAATAGAACCTGCCCTTTGTTTCAATGTAGACTTTGTGTGCTACTTTGAAATCAGGTGTATAAGTGTGCGGTAGATTGTAACTAATCTTGTCGCATTCATACCCCTGAATGTCCTGTTGATACTGTTTGTAGAAATCTGTCTCCAACTTGCTTCTGAACTTCATCTCTGTTCTCCTTTAGATCTGTTTGTTTAACACGCTTGCCGAATATCTTTTCCCAGTTATCGGCATACTGGTTTGTTACGGGCTTAGATTGTATTCTATCCCCTGTAATGTCATTGGTCGCTGTCATTGTCCCACTCAGGTAACTCTTTACTTGTGAAGATAATTGTTGGTGCTTGCACTTGTTGACCTTTGCTTGTTACGTCAACATTCTGATCTGGCTTGCCAACAAGTCTATCGTGAACTGTTGCTAATGCTTGTGCATCACCTTCTAAGATTGCTCTATTCAATACTGCATCAAATGCGTTATTGATTTTTGCTAACCACGCTTCTTGTTGCGATTCGATTACTAACTTGAATGCTTCTTTCATAGATTTGCGAGCCTTGCGTTCAGCCATATGTTGCTCACGCTCTTCCTCAGTAAGTGTTTTTAAGAACTCACCGTAAGCAGATTTTCCAGGTTCCCAAATTGGTGTAGGCATAGTAAAGTTTAGTAATTCGAATGTAATATTTCTTGCACTCTAAACTTATTTAGTGTGAGTGAAGTATTTTCATAAAGCATTTCTTGTATAGGTGTATCGCCTTCTTGTGCTTCTGCTTTTGTAGGAGCCATCAAGTTAAACAATTCCTCTAACATTGGGACATTTACATCTTTCATTGTGCATTATCCTTAGGTTGAGGATTATATGTGTAGAGTTCAAGGACTCGCTCTGGAGTCTCGTGAAGTTCCATTGGCTCAACATTATCCCAGTTACCTGGACCATACTCAGCATCAGCGAGTTCTACGTATTTGCTCCATTCTACTCTCATTTTGGCACCTTTAATTGAACGTATTGTGTTGGGTTGCGAAGAGCAATACTCTCTTCGGTTTCAAGCATTGTCAGTTTGTGAATCCAGATTTCTCTAAGTTCTTCTGGTTTGTTATGTGACGAGATCATACCTTGGTTGTCTAAGATCCATAGGTTACGCAACATATCGTATCTATCTGAACCAAGCGATTGTTTGAAGAAGTCTATGCAATCGCCCATTGTCCAATTGCCTTCAAGTTTGGACTTTGTTCTTACTTCCATATCAGCGAGTAACTTATCTACTTCCTCAAATGTTAAGTAGACTGCAAGTTGGTTCATCATCTTATCAACTAATGCAAACTTGTTAGTGAATGCAATGGATCTGTTTAAGAACGGATTATGGTCTAATGTTCGTGTAATCATACATAACTCCGCTCAAACTTATCAACGTTGATTGTCCAAATACCCTTGCTTACTGTATAGGTTGGTTTATCCCCAAGTGCAAAAGTAACTGTCTTTTCTGGTTGCTTGTCAGTAAGTATGTCCCAGGTCCGTTGCTCGTCCTTAGTTAATACTCTTTCTTCTGTATCTTGCATCTGTTAATCTTCCTTGTAATCAAATGATACTATTCTTGCTCTTTGCGTTTCTTTGTAATGAAGCCGCCCAAAAGTGCAATCAATAGTAAGAGTATCACCAGGTGTCATTTTTAGTGGGCTATACATATTAGGAGGAAATAGTTTATGCAGTTCAACGAATGCTTTAAGATCATCGTAGTTTGCATAATGAATGTCCTCGTCTCTTTTGCACAGTGCAGACCACATTACAATGTGCTCAGCATTTGTTAACCCAACTTCCTCAATCAGCACAACCACATTCTCTGTTGCGTCAAAGTAATCGCCAAATGTAGTTTTACCACCGTCGAATGTCGTCATAACACCGTTAACTCCTTACTGTTATTTATGCCTTTGCGTAAATAACTCTACCTTTCAGGGTCAGTTTGCTGTATTGGCATTGGTTTGGGTCTGTATGGTGGCGGTGTTGGAGGCACATAGGGTTGCTGGTAAGGAGGTTGATCCTGAAACGATCCCTTAATACGCTCTTGGCTCTTTGCCCAGGATGTTACCCCACAAATTGCACCCATCGCAATGTGGTAAAGTCCACCACTTTGCAGTGTCAACGAAACCCAAGCCTGATACGTTGAATGAGTATAGATTGAATACCAACCAAGCAGTATTGGGAAGATAATGAAGTCAAAGATGCATACGACAAGGTATTGCATTGCCATCAAACTTCGCCAATTGTCTTTCATCCATTTAGAAGTATTCACAATTCGTTCGTGGGAAATAGCATTCGTTTAGTTGTAATGGGACTTGCTTCATTGTCTCTAAGATTGATGGCGTATTGGTTCCCATTGCTAACGAGTAAGCAAAGGTTTGATTCCCTATAAACAAGTCTGCTCCTGCAATGACGTTAGTCATATGTAGGAAGTCTCTTACTGGGTAATACTTGATGTCGCAGTTAGCAAACTCGCAGTAGTCTTGATGCTCCTTTGGCGAGCCAATAAAGATTCCATTCTCTTTTAAGTTCTTACCCTTAGCAAGTTCTTTGTGCCAGTTGATACCGTCTTTGAATCCTCCGTGGTAACGTGATGTGCGAGATACAACAATAGGTGCTACTCGTTCTGGATCACACGCCAGCCAAGGACGCATCATACATTCTTTGTCGAATGGGAGTTGAAATGTTCTATGGTATGCTTCAATATAATTGCCACGAAATCCACGGAACAGTATTGCTCTAAAGTCGTCTAAGTCTACATCTGGATTTGGGTCGCCCTTATACCACTTACCTACTTCCTCAATGTATGGTTGACGTTCAAGTAATGGTTTAAGCCACTCGTAGTCTTGCTCTGTATAACGACCAACGTGTGCTGGATCGATAACTGCATACCCAAATTTAGAAATGCAGACATCAATGTTGTTGATCGCCACTAAGAACTTTCCCCTTGCTACAATGGGGAGGATGGCTAATGCATAGATTGTATCGCCAAGTGTTCCACTATGACGATAAGTTATCAATTTAATTTGCCCTGTTTGCTTATCCATTCCTGTAGACCCTTTACTTGCTCGCGGAGTTGATTACAGGTTGAGTAGTTGGTTGCGACTGTGTGTTCGACTTCAGCAAGACTAACTCCGCTGGGGGTTGCATCAGTTGCTGAGGTGGGGTCGGGAATGTCGTTTTTAACGGCTGCGTTGTGCAGGCTGACAAAGTTATTAGGGATAGTGCAAGCAGCATTTTCTGCAGGCGTGATGTATTTGTCGACGTATTGAACAATTGTTTCTCCTTTAAGTTGAACTGTTTTTACGCGATCTACGTATTGAGTAACTACTTGGGTTGTGACTTCTGCTTGCTTGGATTGTAGCAGTGTAATCTCTTGCTTCATCTTTTCCTTCTCAAGATCCCACTTTGCTTTTTCGCTGGAGTATCCCCAGTAATAAAGACCTCCGATTATGGATAGTGTCAGAAGTGCGGTAACGGCAAGTTTAAGAAGGGGGCTGAGAGGTGACATAGTTTATCTGTAGATCTTCGTTAAAGTATTTATAGTCTTTTAATTTCAAGGGAACAGTTCTTTTTCGACACTCCATTACTTTACCTATCTTGGGACCAGATTTCTTTATTTCGTAATCTGTATAGACTACACCCTTAACAGTATCAAGAATGTTTTCAATGTGGTTGACGTATTCAAACTGGTTCATAAGTCTAAGAATTCCTTTGGTCCGTGGTATGCTACAAGTAGCAAATTTAATTTGGGTATTTGATGATCAAGCATTTCAGTATCAACTAATGTAGTCAAGGCAAACGCAGTGGTTTTACTAATGTCGTAGTCTAACCGTCTGCGTTTTAAGTTGATGCATTGGATGATGTAACCCATATGATCTAGTGAACAATAATCTGTGTCGTATCCAATGATTATGTTTTGTGTGGGCTTGATTTGAAATCGTGTAAGTGATGCCTTTATGTCTCTACGAATGGCAACCTCTGGTGTCGCTCCGTGAGCAGAAATGTAGAACTCAAATGTATCTATGTAGTTATAGGTTAAGGGTGATGTATTAAGATTCACCATCAAGTTGTATGTCCATTGATCAAACACTTTTGGAAATCGCACGTCAGCAATTGGTATTAAGTAGTCTGGGTATAATGACATTGCTTGAGATCACTCCTCTCAAGTATTTAACTGATCTGCGACAATAGTATGATTTAAGAGCGATTTTGCGTAGTCGTGACGATAGCAATCATAAAGCAATTTTGTATTCGTGTATTCAAATACTGTATTGGTTTATGATTGCTATCTTGACTTATTAATGTGGTATCTTATTCTGGCATTTAACGAACACCTACGGTGTTCGGATTTAGGTTTACGCTTCGCTACAACCTAAATCACTTTTTCTTTCTTTAGTTCTATTTCACTTGGTATCCGGTATTTGGTTTGCTTTCCAACTCATCAACGAAGTAACTAATAGGTCCAAGTATTTGCGATGAGCAAATACGCAGGACGCATCAAGTAGCGAAGCGGCTTGATGCATTGACGATCTAACTACCACAACTCATTGATTGAAATACATACAACACACATCAACTTTAATAATGAACTTATCATTGCGTTGCATTTTTCAAATGGTATCAGAAGGCCCATTTTGGAGGACATTTTATTCTTTAAGCAATCGTTTATCACTTTCGTGTTTATGACCTTGGCCGCTTATGCCTTGCAGTTGTAAATGTTATACCTTGCGATTCTTCTATGTCTTTCGACTGCCTCTTCGTGGCTTCCGCAATTTAGTGCCTTAGTTACGCCTAACTTAGCACGGCATTTTACAACTATCATCTTTACTAACACATCCTCGTTATTTCGCAAGTGAGTGCTTTCTGACGGTCGGGACCTTCGTTTATCCCCGGGTTTGAAACTGTTAAAGCAAAGAAACGGACACGGTTTTTGGTAACCTCTGCTGGAGACGCGGGAAACGGTATTTCGCTTGAGTTGGTTTGCTTGTATAGTTATTTATCCCAGTATAACATAAAGCGAATATTTATTTTGGAGTAGTTTACTCAAAGAAATAGGGAGACGAAGACTCCCTATTTCAGTGTGCAAAATCAAGCAATCTCACACTTTTTCATTTCTTAGGAGAAATGGTTGCGTATTGTGCCAGCGTTGCACCAGCACAATATTATTTATGCCAATCCTCCTAAATAGACAGTATTTTTACCCTTTTCCTTTAAGAATCTCTGCTGCTTTGGCTACCGTTGCTGGGTTAGATTTACGAACAGGATTTGGGTCAATGCTGTAGATTTGCTTGTCAAAGCCAATGCTTGTTGGAGCATCTTCTTCATTACTGTAATAGTTGGCAATAATGTCAAACATCGCTTCAACTGAATCCAGTTGTGGTGTAGACAAGTTCTTGTTTGGTTGAGTCAACTTAGCAGAGCAAATACCACCAATAATGGATGCGTGACTGTTTGGTCCAGACTTACCTTTTGGGTAAAGGCCAGGACGACGTTTGAACCATTCACGACGCATTTCCTCGTCGTGTGTGCAGAGTTCAGACATATCACAGATTAAACGATACAACCATTTGTAAATGTATGCTTCGTCGTCTGCAGAGTCAATGTCCCAATACTGGGTGCCTGCTGATGTGTTTTTGGGGGTGATTGCGACTTTTCGCGACTTGATGATTTTCATTTGAAATACTCCTTTAGTAACAGTTATCCTCCACTGTCAGGTTAAGCAAGGACCATCCCTGCTATATGTATTTAACTGGTGTTGACGAAATCAGCACATTAGCAACAAAATTCGACGTCTTTCTCAACTCGTCTTGTTTTGATAGCCATTCAGTAAATCGCTGATTTCGTTCTTCAGCAGTCAGTTCTTTTGATAGTGACTTTAAGAAGTCATCGTATGCACTATTCCTCATTTTGGTGTTACGGTAAACACTGTGCGTTGTTTGCAGTTGTCAAAATGGTATCTAATCATATTATGACTCTTACCACTAAGTCCGCAATGTGGGCAAACAAGAAGTGGTCTTGCCGCATTACCTGCACGGCGAGCATCACTGATCTTTTGACGAACTTCATCACTTGCCATTGCGGCTGCAAGTTTTAACCTGTATTCAGATCCTTCAGCGTATTGCTCTTGGCGTCGACGGACTGATTCCTCAGTATTCTTTGCTGCTTTAACAGACGCTGCACGTTTAGCACGAACCTCGGGTGTGTTTGATGCCTTTTGTGCTGCTGACTTCTTTTCAAAGTATTCAGGTGACGCTAATGTAGCAGCACGTTTTGCCTTTGACTCAGGTGTAGCAAGAGTGGCAGCACGTTTTGCTCGCACAGTAGGATCAGCAGAAACTTTTTTCATCGCTTCTTTGCGATGCTTAATAGTCTCAGGATTGGCATTAGCCCTTGCTACTCCAGCACGTCTGCGTTCTTTAGTCTCAGGCCGTGCATTTGTTTCGCGTAATGATTCAATACGCTTCTTGTTTGCTTCTTCTTTCTTGCGAGCCTTGAAGTAAACCTCAAGTTCTTCAATACTCATTTTTGTGACATCAGGTGTAGGTGTAGACATAACTTACTTCCAGAGTTGACGAAGCATACGATCACGCAAGATTGGATCACTATTGTGGTGCAGTGTATCCGCGATCTTAATCGCTTGACGCGGTGTAATCTCAATAAGTTGACGATAGTGTTCAGTCATATAGTCAAGTGTCTCTTCAATGATTGGCGTTGGGTATCCAACCGTTCCATCTTTGTCAATAAACGCAAGGCAGTTATGGCTCAGCATACCGTGATTTTCAATCAAGTGCAAGGTATACATAAACTTTTGGTCGTCAGTGAAATAGCAAGACGCAAAGTTAAAGCGACTGTTCAATGCGTGTTTCCATTGCGGCAATGCTTTGGAGATACTGTCACGCGAATCGTTAGTGATCCAGATAATGTTGCCTTGAAAGTTAAACTGTGTAGGAACATTGAGTTCAGTCATCATTGGATTCTTCTGTGCTACTTCCCAAGCAACATCACCCTTTTGCCCTAACTCGCAAGCACCAAGTAACAGTGGCACAATAACTGCTTTTTCCTTATGGTGAACTAAGTCACAGTCATCAAGGATAAGGATCTTGCCTTTAGCACGAGAGATCCAAAGTTTGACATAGAAACTTGCTGCTGTAATCTTGCCACCCTTAATCACTTCAACATTATGCTCGTGACCTTGATCTCTAATGGCTTTTGACACAGTGTAAGATTTACCAGTTCCTGCGTCGCCGCTTACAATCATACCGTTGACTGCTGAGCCAGGGTTGATGATGAACGACTTGGTTTGTTCGTAAATCGCATCAAAAGTTTCTTGAACCTCTGCTGCGATTGGATTTATACGTTTCTTCATTTGCAGTTACTCCTTAATCCAACCAACGGTAAGCATTTGTCATACGGAATGCATCAAGAGCAATCTTTGCTTCGTTGTGCCAAAGTGCTGCTTCACCACCACGCACACCAGACATACCTGAAGTGCGAACAAAGTCATACGGGCCTTCGCCGCGTTGAAACGCATACCCAGCAATGTGGGAACCTACTAAGCAAAGCCGTGCCAAACCAAACTCTAATGCTGACATTGTAATTGTGTCATCGTATGCTGGGCGGCTAACTGTCTTTGACTTGTTATCATAATCAACACGGAAACCGTAAGCGTAATCTTTACCATCACGGGTAATCACAAGGATGTGGTCACGCCAACTTCCTGGCAGCAAGTGATCAATCTCTGGCTCAGTTTCAAACATTTGACCCATCATCATATCGTTGATACGCAAGCCAAGGTGTTCAGCGTGTTCAACTTCATACGGCAGTTTACCAGTGGCCAACTTGTAGTTATCAAGTCCCAACTGGTTAGCACGGAACACACGAACGGTTGAACCATCACAACCAACGGCTTGCTTCACTAACTTACCATAGTTGGTGGTTTGCGATTGTTCTGGGAGATGCTGCTTACGAACTTTACCGTGAACAACTTGTGGAGTTGTTTGCGAAGCAGAAGCCTTTTCTGCTTGTTTACGAGCCTTTGCACGGGCTTGCATTTCTTTAGTTGAGGCCATTTTGAACTACTTTCTGAGCGTGTGCTCTTTATTGCGATGTGTGAATTATAGCGTAAAGCGAGCCTTTTGTCAACCATTATTTTGTTGTATTTTCGCAACAAGATAGCCACTTTTTGGGACAAAAAAGAGCGTTATTTACTTGTTCACATAAATAACTGTATGAGAGGGCATTATGTCACGAAAACCACTACCAACCACTTACAAGAAGGCTGAAGTAAGATCCATTTACGGAGCCACCACAGAAAAAGTAATCATCACTAACGGGGACATCACGTGGGAGTATGTTGAACAGGCGTGGGCAGATCGTGAAGTGAAGAAAAGTGATACTGAATGCTGGGATTGGAAAGGATCTTGGCACCGTCAAGGTTACGGATTGTTTCACGTTAGGCGTTCTGGTGACAAGGCAAAGTCTGGTCAGATGAATATTCAACGATTTGCCAAAGCAAGAGAATTGGGCCGCCCGTTATTGACAAGTGAGCAAGTGTATTCAACGTGCCATAGCAAGAGTTGCACTAACCCAGCACATTTGAAGATTGGTGACCGTGAGGCAGTGATCAACAATTCACCAGACTTTCCTAAGAGGTCGCAGTATGCTGATGATTACATCACGAACAATCTGTCGTTCTTGTTAAACTCAAGTAGGCCAAAAGTAGCCAAAGCGTTAGGTGTGACTGATAATCAGGCAACTCACTTAAAGTTTCTTGCGAGAAATAAGAAACGTGTCAACGATGCGATTGCTTTGTTACCTGAAAAGTTTAGGAATAAGTTACTTAAACCAGGATGCGATAGTATCCTTGAAGAAGGTGGCGACGGTAATAACCACGGTGAACAAAGATCCAATGAACCCGATAACACTCTTATATCGGGTTAAGTCTGCTTTGAGAGGCTCTATTGCAGAAGTAATTTTGCCCTCAATAGTCTCTTTGAACTCGTGCAGTGAATCGTGGATACCTCGAAGCAGTGACTCTTCTTCTTTGGCGTGAAGCGATAGCATTTCCTCAATACGGTCTAACTGTTTTTGACCGTTCACAGATCGCTCCTCTAACATTGCGACTTTTGCAGCCAATTCTGCACGTCGTTCAACTTCATCTATTGCTGCCATTACTACCCCTTACGAGTTATCGTTGTTAATGCTACAGTAATTTTGTCATCAATGCCAGATGTAAAGTCCCCAAACGCGGTATCAATTTTTTTAAGAAGTTCTGATTCACGACTCATATGCTCTCTAAAGGAGTGTTCAATACGATCCATTTGAAGCAAATGCTCATCGGCTATCCGAGTTAATTCATCAACTTTTTGTTCTAACATCATACCCCGTCCCCTCGGAGGTGTAGTTAAATTATAGTCAAATGACACTTGGTGGCTCCTGATAGTCGTCTATTCTTACTACAGTATGTTCAACAGTTGGCATTCTAACCAATGTATGTTCTACTGGGTCGCTTAATTTTACTGCGTTGTTCTCGGTTACAACTACCTTCTCTCTTACTACCGCTCCTTTGATTGACACAAAGTAGGATATTAAGATTGTAACAATTGATAGATATCTTGTTACTGCTGCACCAATATTTATTGCCACTGCAACTTTAGTAGTGCTGATGGCTTTACTTATTATAGCAGACGTGTCAGATAATACCCCTCGTATAATTGCGAAGGCCTTAGTAAATCTAACTGACGATGTTGATGTTGCTGCCCTTACTACATTGATCAATTTGGATAGATTAGTAGTAACCGCAGACATCGCAGAGAACGATAACGCCGCAATCTTATTTAACTGTGCAGTCGCGGATACAGTTACTGATTTAGTAGTTGCGATTGCTCTGTGAATTGTCGCAAAAGTATAAACCGATACTTCCAATACTAACTCTGTAAGTTCACTCTTGTATGCAGTAGTAGTTGAGATTGCTGACCTGATTAAGTTGGCAACCTTGCTCATTGATGCCTGCGTTACAGAGATAACTGATTTCGTTGTAGACACCTTTTTGCTTATTGTTGCAGACGATGTATAACTTGCGTTCCAAACTTTGCTGATTGATTTTGTTAGCGATGCAGACACATTGGAAGTAGCAGCCGCAACAATGTAAAGCATACCTGAAATAAACGAGTATGTGAACGTTGATGCTGATGTTGCTGTTGACGCAAATTTCTTCAATGCAGACTTAACGATGTTAGCAACAGATGTAGACACAACTGAGTAAGATAGTTTAGCCTGCTTAGTGATAGCAGAAGTTGAAGCGACAGTAAGATTCTTAATGATGAATCCTGTCTTAATCAGTGTTGGGCTATTGTTGACGATAACACTTCTGTTCAACAATGCTGCTTTGCTTGTATTTGCCGTTGAACCAACCGCTGTTGATTTAACAGATTGAACCGCACGTTGAATAGTAGAGGTAACTGCTGAGTAAGCAGCCACAGTTAGCAATGCTGCACGGCGAGCAAGAGCATTTGCAGATGCAATAACTGATGCAGTCTTCGTCATCTGTGTTTGCTTAAACAAAGCAGGCACTGATGTTGAGTTAACGCTCTTTGTAGACGAAATGTTCCAACCTGGACGAGTTACAGTTGAAGTTGGTGTTGCTTTTCTAATTGCACCAATGTTCCAACTTGGCCGTGTTGCAGAAGAACTTGACGATGCTAATGCAGATTGGTTGTAAGTTGTGCCAGTAGATGCATAGTAAGAGATTACTACAATACCATTACCACCACCACCAACACCCCACCCTGATGTTCCTGAATTCCAGGAACCAGCACCACCACCACCGCCACCGTATGCACTACCAGCCACACCAGATACACCACCAACATAACATCCACCACCACCATTTCCAGGTGCAGCACTGTTAAGTAAATTACCAGTTCCGTGGCTACCTGCACCTAAACTTGCTAATGTTGCTATAGAACCTGCAGAACCATTACCAGCACTACCTGCCGCACCACCACCTGCACCACCTGCATATCGGTCAGCCGCGTCGCCTGAACCCATTGTTGTAGAACCAGCCGTAGAAGGACCACCAGTATATGTAGTAGTTCCGATCGATGTGCTTCCATTTGCTGCTGCTACCATACCCGTAGTTGCTACAGACGGAGCAGAATTGGTATTAAGGTTTGCCCAAGAATTTGTTCCGTTAACGGTTGAATAAACAATGTATGATGCGGTGCCAGCACCACCTTGACCAACGTTAAGATAAATTGTATCGCCAGGAGTAACTGAAAGCGTAGTTTTAGCATAACCGCCACCCCAACCACCAGTTCCGCCTTGACCAGCAATAGCATTACCAGATTGACCACCGCCTATACCTTCAACAATAATTGCTGATACACCAGCAGGAACTGTCCAAGATGTTGCTCCAGGTGTAGTAAACGGAACGAATGTTGGTGCAGTAAGTTTTATGCTCGAGAAAGAAGCAGAACTTGTTGCAGATGCAACACCTGTTTGCTGGTATGTATGAACAGATAGAGTTGACGCACTACCGTATGTTGATACAATAGCAGAACATACCTGAGTATAAACTGTGCCTAACGCAGCAGATTCAATAGGATAGTTTGCTGATTGAAATAAACCTAATTTGTTTTGGTGTATGTCTTGAACTTCAGCCGCACTTAACACACGATTGTAAAGACGAATATCCTCCATTGCACCGTTTAATGGGCGGATGGTTCCTTCAGTAGCACCTATTGTAAATAACGAGCCAGGGCCGCGTATTGATGTAGCAGCAAGAGTGCCCGTGGCATCTAATCTGCCGTTAACATAAACACAACCAGTTTGTGTCGCTAAGTTGTATGTTACAGTAAGAGTATACCAAACACCGGTGGTTAATGCTCGTGTGCCTGTTAACGATACAGCGGCTGGTGCTTGGTTAACGATGTATAAACGTAAATTAGATCCGTTAAGTAATGCTTGGAAACCCCAAGATGACGCATCTGTATCTCGCTGACACAAGTTTGAGTTGTCGCCAGTGCCTATTGCATTGAACTTAACACGAGACGAGAATGATACTGATCCTAAACCAAATTGGCCAGCAACACCGGTAGCCGTTAATTTTGTATTCGACCCATTGAATAGAAGAGCAGATCCGCTGTCACAACTAATTTTCTTAGGTGAGTTTAATGCGACGGCATTTACCCCGTTTGTCCCAAGGTTCTTTATCCTAAGTCCATCAGACTGTAAGATAGGGTAATAAGCGACTAAACCTTTCGCCTGAGGACTATTTCCGTTTATAGGAGTTGGCGATGTTGGTTTTCTATTCCTGGGTAAGAATACTGACATAGTATTATACCACTGTAAATGTTATTGGAGTAACTTGAATTTTTGCACCTGATGCTGCCATTGCTGCACCAGTGTAATTGACCACTATTAATGAAAAGCCTTGTGGCATTGAAGACCCAAGTGCTTGTGATAGATTGACAGTTCCTTGAACTGTCTGTCCAGTTGCAGTATAAGTCCAAGACTTCAGTAACATAAGATTGTTCGATGCTCCGATTGTGTAAGCACTGTTAGATCCAGATGGGAGAGTTGTTGTTCCGCCATCAGAGTAATACCAAGTAGTGCCGTCGTAGTAAGCAGGGCAAGCATACAGGTATACTGTTTTATCATTGGCAGCCGCAGTTGACGCCATTGGGAAAGTGCATTCGATCAAATAGTCAATTGCCTTTGTTGATGTGTTATCAATCTTGTCTGATTGCCAACCGACAGTAGCACTATTTGCTAAACTGGCAAGACCAGTAACCGTAAGACTGGTGCTTGATCCGTATGCGATGTTTGTAGATGCCATAATTGTTCCTTAAAGTTGAAAGCCCGCCCTGTTGCCAAGACGGGCTTATGTCACGATGTTAGTCTACGATTAAGAGTATTGAACTTTTAACGTTGCTTGAATCGAATCGCCTGTGCTCAAAGATACAACTGGGAAAGTTGCACTTAGATACATATTGCCTGCTGACGCTGCATCAAACAAACCTGCTTCATCAACTGAACGTGATGCTGTAGCAGTCACGGTTCCGACAACTTGATAAGTGTCGTTTGTAGATGTAGTTGTTTGCTGAGTAGAAGTGCCTGCTACACGAGACTCAACTGCCGTTGAGAGTGCTGTGTCTGCTGCCACTGCTGTGCGAGCCGCACCTGTTGCACCAACGCCTACACCAACGTATGAAGGCTCAGTGCCTGCACCTTTGATGCGGTTTGTTGTGATTGCTCGTCCTGCGGACGTTAATACTGTTGCTGTTCCGAATGCCATAATATGACTCCTTTTATTTTAATGTGCTTGAAATTTTGATACCAAGCATTTGTTTGATCTTAAAGATCGCTCTTTTGATAGGATTTTTGCTGTAGTAAGAAACCACACCTAAATCTTCTCGTGTTCCGTTAGCACGAACTACCACCATTGATACTTCTGCTGACTTTGCGTTGCCGATTCCTGAAATTGTGCTCATACAATCCTCGTTACTTCACGTTCAACAATAAAGTTGCCTGCTGCTACCTTCAACGCATTGTTAGTAGTGAACTTCACAATGATATCATAAAGGAACGATTTTTGCTCTGTATTGAATGACGCTAATGAAGTGTCACCAGGAAATACAGTTAGGGTGAATACCCCGTGAGTAGGGTCTGTTTTGGTAAACCTACCATTCTGGTCTGTCGCTGTTAAGATAACAGTCGACGAGTTGTATGTGGGACGGACCTGCATTTGAATTGCAGCCGATGAGATATCCAACGGGATATAAGGGTTTGTGACTATGTCGTAAGGTGCCGTCGGATCAGTAAGCACTTCTATAGTGAATACTTCGACGTGGGTTGCCCCTTGAGCCACGGTAATGTCTTTTGTTACTGCCATAAGTTAATCCTTTTTAATCGATGTGCTTCTAACACAATCTTTTAATCTACAACTTTATTTATCCTTGTAAATTACCTAAGTTGTCCAAGTAATTGTGTATTCTGGACAACCAGTCAGACCGTAGTATCCTTCTTCACCAGCATCTACTGTGTGCCACGATGATGGAACTGTATCTCCGTTTGGAACTGCATTTGCATACTGAACCTGTGACCCAGATGCACCTGGGAAGGTATAGGTGGTAATCATATGGCCAGTTGCTAACTGTGTTGCTTGTCCAACATTATGCTTGGTCCAATCGTCAGATGTCCAAGTGCCTGTAGTTCCGATAGACGCAGCAACCAATACTGGGCCTTTGTTTAATGAATCAGCAGGTGCTTTTGTTAGGGTCGTGTAGGTTGCTGATGTAGACGATAAACCACCTGTTGCTGTTGGTGATGCATAGTTAAAGTCAGATGCAATAACACCCTGACCAGTTGCGATAATCCACTTACCGCCGTCATACGCAACACCTTCGTTTCTAATAGGAGGCAACGATCCAGCAGGAGTAATAGTCCAGTTACCACCAGAGTATTTCCAGGCAAGATCTTGGTTACCACCGCGAGCATCTATACCATAGCCAACGCCAAGAAGGTCTGACCCGCTTTGGTATAATGCAGCCACTTGAGTAGTTGGCCAATTTGATTGTTGTGTGCCTATTGCTTCTGAATTGGCAGACAAGATTGATGTGTTATTCTCTTTAGTAAGCAGCATAACATTGTTGCCGCTGGCATCTTGGCCTACTAAAGGAAGTGTCGTAAATCCTACCATACTGAGTTCCCCTTAATTGTTGCTTTACCACCAGATCTACTTAATGCAGATGCTACTACTAACTTCAAGTTAGATACGAATCTGGATGCGGATGTTGTTGATACTACAGATAGAACTAAGTTCTTCATTCTTGGTGAGAACGAAAGGTCAGATGTTGATGTTACTGTAGCAGCACAAGTCTGGTAGTAATGATTAACTGGTTTAACTATCGCAAAATTCCTACCATCAAATGACGAGTAAATGTAATCGCTGCTACGTGCAATCGCCACAATACAAGGTTGGTTTGATGGGATAGGCAATAGCCCACTCTTCCAATTTGCACTATCAGTAATAGAGTAAACCTTTTGCACTTTAGGCGTCGTATCATCGTATGCTGCATACGCAAACTTATTACTCGTTCCAGCAATAAACCTCCAGGATTGTTGTGGTGGTAAATGCTTGTTAGTAAAGTTAGTGCCGTCGTAAGAGACCGCAGACTCTTGCGTCCCTCTTGCGATTACTATTAGATTATTTGTTTTAGACATTTGGAACTCCTACTCCGGGACCAACCGCAGTCCAATCTGCTGTTGCTGGCATTACCAGTTGATGCCAAGTCGCACCATCATCTGACCAAGCAGCCAGGTTAGTTGGACCAGTTGCGACCGCAGTAAATTGTCCCAATGCCCAGGAAATGCTGTTATAGTTTATGCTATCTGGCATTGTATGTTGTGCCCAGGTTTGCCCGTCTGTTGAGGTTGCACAAATGTTTGAAGTAGAGATAGCACAAAAGACAGTTCCGTTCCAAGAGATGGAACACCAGTTTTGTTCAGATGGCATACTATACTCAGTCCAGTTTATACCGTCTGTTGATGTAGCACATTTGTCAGATTTAAGTGCAACCACCACGAATGTAGATCCACCTGCTACTATGCTTTTCCATAGTCGTTGTGATGGTAGTATTGCTGATGACCAGGTATTACCTGTGGTTGTGTAGGCAATCTGATTTGTATCTAAAGCAATACCTACCGACACAGAACCATTGTTTGCTAACCCTGACCATAATTCTATAGCAGGTAGTTGAATAGCAGTCCAGTGAGTTCCGTCTGTTGATACTGCGGCTGTGCTTGAGTTTGTCTTAACACCTATCCACTTAGCACCAGCATACACATACGACCATAGAAAACCAAATATAGAAAATTTACTAAATGAAGATACGGCCGTTGATACAACTGACCTATTTGCGGAAACTAATTTTGTTATTGATGATGTTGCTGATGATACGGCTGCACATAGTCTGAGTCTAAGAATGCTTCGTATGCCTGCTGATAATGCAGATGCTAACCCAGAGACTGTTGCTGCTCCGCCCGCACCTGCACCGTATATAGGTATCACTAAAGATGGTATAGCCGTTGGATATGCCCCGCTCATTGATCTAACATAACTGCCAGTATTGCTAATAACTAATACTGACGAATATGAATCAAATGCGTAGAATTGAGATGTCGCTGGGTCCCAGAGAATTGTTGGCGACCCAACATTATTTGAATATAGTCCAATGCCAGCCCCGTTAAACAAATAACTTGTAGATACTGGATCATAACCCAAGTAATCGCCGTTACTATTATGGTTGTTAAGAGTGGTTTGCGTCCATCCATTTAGCGTAGATAATCCAGGAAACATTCCGAAGACATTTGGCCAAGTATTACCCCATTTAGAAACCTGGTTAGTGACATACTTCAATGCACCGTTGTTATAGTAAATCTGAAATTTTAAGTCAGCCATTGTCTGCAAATCCTTTACTTATGTATTTATTAGACATTTGGATCACCAATTCCAGGTGCAATATCTGACCAATCAGCATCTGCTCCTAAATTAATCTGGGTCCAAGTAATACCATCAGCAGATTTAGCACCATAACGACCTGGACCAATGGCAGTGAACTGACTTAGCCCCCAAGTAATACATTTGAATGATACTGTTGACCCAGTTGAGTGTTCTGACCAAGTAGTTCCATCCGTTGATGTAGCACATACACCTTGATTAGAAATAGCACAAAAAATAGTTCCGTTCCAGGCAATAGACGTCCATTGATTTTTAGACGGCATACTATACTCAGTCCAGGTAACCCCGTGATCAGTGGAGACTACGCACTTGTCAGATTGTAATGCAACACCTACTAAGATAGATCCGCCAGCAGCAATTGCTGACCACATTCTTGATGATGGTAATGTTCTCTGTGTCCAGGTTGAACCATCTGTTGTTGAAGCAGCGTATTGCGAATTTAATGCAAGTGCTACTGAAGCAGTTCCGTCGTTAGCAATAGCAGTCCATTGTCTACTTGCTGGTAATGTGGTAGCAGTCCAGGTTTGACCAGTGGTTGTAACTGCACCTGATGTAGTATTTGACTTAACACCAACCCATTTTGTTCCAGTGTAAGCAAGTGACCAAACTCTGCTTAAGAAAGACACCACTGAATTACCACCGGTTGAAGAGGATATCGTAGAACAGATTTGAGATAGAGATAGGGTCTTACCATAAACTGCTGTTGCGATCGACAATGCTATTGCCACAACTGGCTTAACGTGGGAGAAAATCGCAGAAGTTATTGAGGACGATGTTGCTAATGCAAATACAGATTTAACTTTAGATGTCAAATACGATGCTACAGATGTCACGGTAGCCGCAGACACTAACAATTTAACACGAGCAATAAGAACACTTGCCGCTGATGTTACGGTTGCTGATTTAATAATCCATTCTGACGAAGCAACTGGAGCAGCATAGTTACTACTTGGTAAAGTAGATGATGTAGACCAGGCAGGAGTTGACGCTGATGTAAGATATGCGACTGTTGAATCTGATTGATTTACTGCGACCGCCAGCCCCCCAGCAGTTGGCACTACGCGACGCCAATTCTTTGATGATGGCATAGTTGCAGTAGACCAGGATGATAATGGTGTGCTTGAATAGTAATAAGTTGAATTTAGAAATGAGTTAGTAGAATTACCACTACATAACACTATTACGAGTGAATTAGGTAGAGCACACACACTCTGTGGTATTAATGCCGCAGTTGATGTAAATGGGCCAAGAGTAACTTTAGACCAGGTAAGACCATCAGTAGATCTAAACAATAATGGATAATACGTTGTTCCTGTATATGCATAAGCAGTAACAAAATAATTTCCTGAATTTGGATCGTAGCAAATAGAAGTGGCAGCACCTGATAGTTGAGGGAATCCAGCAGTATAGATAGTGCCTTTGGTCCAAGTGATGCCGTCCGTAGAAGTTGCTGTCTGAATTCCCGCTTGTGTGCTTACGAAACCAGATGCTAATGCACAAAATGTTGAGCCATTATTGCATAAGCCAGATACGAATGGCGAGGTAATAGTAAATCCAACTGCTGAACGAGAGGTCCAGGAAGCGGCTGATGCCGCTGTGGTAGACGTAGCACTATAATTGTTACTACCATCCAGATTTAAGTAAATGGTTCCATTATGTGCAAGCCACCTACCATCAAGTCCATTGATACCAGCACGTGAATATGTAGTCCAATTTATCCCGTCAAAAGATCGTGCGACATTGTTAGTAGAGTTTCCAATAAGCAAAATGTTTCCGCCAACTGATAGTGGAACACTACCACTATAGTTTTCCATTGTGCCAACTAATGTTGTTCCACTATAACCAGTAGTCCAGGTCGCACCACCATTAGACGAGTATGACGTTGAAGTCGTTGCGTTATTAACTATTACAAGTTTTGCCATCTATAAATCCTCTATATACTATTTAAGGCATCTCAAACTCTTGTATCCCGCTGTTGATGTTAACGGCATACGTGGTTGCAGCGACGTCGGTCGCATCACCTTGAGTGGAGGAATTAGGATTACTTAACATACTAATAGGTGACCAAGAAATTCCATCAGTCGAAGTTAACAATGCAGCACCACCTTGATTTGAATAACGATTACCTATGATGTATTTTGATCCATCCCAGATTACACAA